CCTTGATCCAGCCTTTTGCGAGCAGTGCGCAAAGCTCGTCTACCAGGAAGTCGGCTTTGATTACCTAACTCATCTGTATAAAACAAACCTTGCTCACTTGAATCCGCGTCTGAACTACTATTTTCAAAATGACGCTTACGCCATTGCCGAGTCCGAGTAGCCATTGCCAACTTCCGAGCATTCGAAGATCCTCTCTCCTTAGTCTCAAACTTGGCAAAATATTTCTGCTGCTCTTTAATATATGACTCAGCAGTGCGACCACTATCATCCTTCGGCTGACACTCAACAAAATGGGTACAGTGATGTCCACCGCACGCCACATGACAAGAATGTCTCCAATTAGACTTAACTTTTCCTGCCTTAAGAGCAGGACAGTCAGCCGCATGAAAACACCCTTCGCCATCAGCGGGCGCCTCGGAAGATCCGAACCAAGACTCTTTAGCCTCGAAACGAACCTGCCTCTTCTTAACATCACGAGTAAACCAAATCAATAAGCCGAACAACACGAAGAGAGCTACAGGCAGATGTGTCGGATGACGATCAATGTAGTCTAAGAATTGTCGAAGAACAGTTTTGTTCTCCTCCTTCTCCTGACTATTGGCATCGACCATATCCTCAATTTTTGCCCAAACTCCTTCCAAAGATTGTTCAACCCGAGTCCTAGGTCTAATGACAACGTCAGGATTCAACATCCAAGCACCTCCATGCCCGTGTTCTCGCACAGTACCTTTGACATTGCACATCTTGCAGAAAATTTCCTGCTGTGCAATTTCCTCAGTCATAACGAGACCACGGCCTACAAGAGACGCTCCATTGATATGAACAGGAGAATCGTTCAACGCAGAATCGGCAGAGCTCGACGAGACAGCTGAGCTAGAAGACGAAGCCGCCTGAACGAGCGTTTCTTTTCGCTCCTCCACTCTAGCAACTACATCTCCAACAGCTCTGTCTATCTCATCAACCAGCACATCTCCGGCTACAGGATTTTCCTTGCTCCCGAGAAACCTCGAGAACAATTTGAAGCCTGAACAGAAGTCGCGAATGATGCCGCCCACACTTTTCATTGTGCGCCATAGCACCATTGCTCCAGAGAAACCATCCCTAATCATCAGCGGTATAACCAACACAGCAATGAGCGAATCGAATACAGTAAATACATCCGATTCTTTCAAAGCCTTGCCGGCAAGAAGAAGTTCTTTCTTCTCCTTCTTACTCAGAGCTTGCGAAGACTCTTTTCGTTCCTCGAGGCAATACTTCACCTCAAAAAGCCTACGAGCCAACGCAACCACACAAGCAACCAAAGCGATATTAGCAGTCCAGTCCACAAGCCAGGAAACTGTACCACCTACGTTTTTGACAGTATCATTTACACTATCAGCAACCTCAGCAGCACGAATGCCAGCTTCCTCAACGCCATTTGCTGCCACAACAACAGCACGCGCCACAGAAGACTCA